AACCAAAAAAACCACCAATCATAAGCCCAATATTTATTCCAAACTCTCCTAAATCAAACTTCATCAGTATGTCCAAATTACATTAGATGCTTTGTCATTATCGACATCCAAATGTACGAATGTATTAGCGATTCCTATGCGCGTAATACCCATGTTTAGGGCGTGCTGTACAATCTTACAACGATGAGGACTCCTAGTGCAGTGAATATCAACAGCTAAACCTTTTAGATGACTGCTCCCCGGGTTTCCCCCAACCTTAGCATTATGCAGCTTTGACCTATAGCCTGAGTTTATCTTGAATGGAAACCCGCACGCTTCACGGAGCATATCAAGCTTCTCAAGAAACTGAGCGTCCATGTTTTGACCGCTGCCCGGCATATCGGGACTATCAAACTCTTCTATCTTAAAATGCTTCATCAACCAATTTTTACAAGCCAAAACATTGGCTCATTAAATAAAGTGTTGTTTGAAACAGGATAGCCCTGAGTTCCTGAACCCCCGGTAGCCCCTGTATGGAAACCAATGATGCTTACAATGTCCTCTGCTTCTAAGTCCATGATTCCGCTTCCACTTGCGACGGCCTCTCCGTTTCCTGTGGTAGCTACTACCAAGTTGTGAAGCACACAAACCTTGCTCCCGTTTACGGAAGCAGTAATTCTCAAAAACTTACGACCATCAACATTATTGCTTCCACTATAATTCTGAACCAAATCATAGGTTGAATATCTTGCTTGAAGAAGATACCTTCCCGCCACATTTACTGTGATAGTACCTTGTGTACCCAAGCCGCCTGTGATTGTGGGAGAAAAAATTGAGGTGTCAGTATTTACAATCGTACTGTTGTAAGGGACGATAAAGTCGGAACTATCGTTTGTGTTTGAAATTCCTGAAGTTCCCGCAATCTTTAACTGAACCGCAGGGGGGTTTATATTCACGGCAGCACCTGTGCCAAGAACTGACCCTCCTCCTCCGTTGTCTTCAATAATCAAAGAATCGCCAATAACCTGAGTCGATTCATCCATTAGGTATCCAACAAGAGGAATGCCTGTGGATGTAATTGCTGACTGACCCGTTCCTCCATTCGCAAGAGGTAGAGTTCCGGAAACTTGACTTGCAAGACTTACATTGCCTTGAAGGTTAGACAAATTCAAAGACGCTTCTAAAGCTGATTGGTCAAGCTTTACATTGTCTTCGCCATCAAACCCAACAAGGTTTGAAGTTCCTATTGATGTTCTAGCATCAAACTGAGAAAACTTTTTAGTAGCCATTAGGATTCTGTTATTAGGTAAATATCTTCTTCTGACTCGGAAAGCATTATTAGATTTCCGTCTTCAGGGTCGATAGCTTCTGTAACCAAATTGGGTAATATAGAAGATTCGGGAAGGTTAACGTCTTTGTATTGATAAGGGGCAGGGGTGGCTCCTTCATTAAGCATTGCTCCAAAAATGTATAACCCGCGAGAAGAAAATCTAGTCCCTTCTTCATCATCTTCTACATTTAGTATATTAAACACAAAAGCACTGCCTCCTGAAAAATTACCCCCCTCACCAATTGTAAAAGTTATAAAATGTCGAGTCCAATCCGTTGTACTATCTTGTTGCGCTCCTAATCTTTCATTAGCTCCACCAAGCCTATTTACGCGAAGCCTAAAATTTTTCGAGTCGGTAGCATTAATTTTTTTTACCCAAATACTAAAAGTGTACTGAGTTCCTGACAAATTATAGTAATTGCCATTGCCTTTGAAATTGTTTACAATTCCTGAAGCCTTAACATCAAGTTCAAAATTTAATTTTGTGACTACCGCACCCTGTCTAGGATTTGCTGCCGAAGGAGGAGTCTCTGTCGAAGTCTCGGTAGTTGTTGCTGTTGTGGTAGTATCCCAATTTGATTCTTTTTGAGTTCCGCCTACCGTAAAGTCTTCGGAAGAACCTAAAAGGTTTGGAATGATAGAACCTCCTCTAGCAACAGAACTAGAGCCTGCTGTAATTGCTATTTGTATCCCTAAAGGAGCCACTTACCAAAGAGCAAGAATATTGGTAGCTGTTGTGCCGGTAGACAGCACTTTTCTGACCTGAACGGGAATAAAACTTCCTGCAAGAACTCCTGCAAATGTTACTTCATCACCGCCAATAGTTTCAACTGCTAAATCACCCGCCCCGCCAACATAAAGAACACATCCAAGCGCTCGTGGTGACTGAGGGGTAACGGCAGCGTTTCCTCCCGGATTAAGAATGTCATTAGTGTCGCTAGGCGTGACAGCGAGAGCGCGTCCTACTTGAAGTTTTTGATACATATTTAATCTTGTTTGTAAGGAAACATTCGGTTGAGAGTATCCTTACGCTTAGCGCAACCACAGTCTTTGCCTGTAGCTTTTGACACAGCATCGACAACTTTCTTGATTCCTGTCTTTACTGTAACCTTCTCAACTGAATCTCCTAGTCCTTTACTTTTCATATTGCAAAGTTAATTGTTTTCCCTGACCCGCTTGGCAATGTCCAAGCACTCGCGGCTCTTAGCCAAGTCACGTTCTTGAGGCTGACCAACCTTGTGTCCTGCACGGAGCTTATACTCAAATGCGCTCATCTCAAAATGGTGGGCAACTGCTTCAGGCCCCCATATTTTGACCTGCATATCAATGACACTCATGCCATTGAACAGATTGTTGTAATGTTCGGGTACGGTGTGTTCTTTGAAATCTTCGCTCATCCTGCGTACTTCTTTGTGACTTTGCCCTTCTTGGTATTTGAAACAAACTGTTTCTTGCTGCCGCCTTGAGACTTTTTCTTGCGAGCAGTCTTAGCCCTCTCAGCTTTGCTCATGCTCTGAGCTTTTTTCAAAGGCAGACAGCGGTCGGGATTCTTTTTGTTTTTGCTTGTACCGCACTCTCCCTTGATGCTGCCATCAGTTCCAATGCGGACCCACTTTTCATCCCGCCACTTCTTGAGTTCTCCCATTACTTCTTCCGTCCTTTGGGCTTCTTCATTCCACTTTTGACCTTAGACGTACATGGTTTTGATTTTCCGTATTTAGCCATTACTTCTTATTTTTTCCTTTAGCGTAATTAGGGTCTTTACAATACTTACTCGCCGCCATGTTCGCATAGGCTGATGGGTAGCGGTCAAACGTGCGCTTTGCCCATGCAATACCTGCGGAGCAAATCTTGTTTCCCTTTTTCTTTTTCTTAGTAGCCATCAGTATTTTCCTTTGCGTCCTTTTGGTGAGCTTTTCTTTGAACCTCCCTTGCCTGCCCAAAGATGTTTACAGGCCCAATAGCGAGCAGTCAACTTGTTTGTTGCGCTCCCGCAATTGTGACGAGCCTTAAATGATTTACGAGCTGCGGCAGAATAGTTGTGACCGTAGCCCTTTGCTCCGAAGTGAATAAGCTTCTCCTTACCACCGGAGCACGCCTTGACCATCTTCTTCTTACCTGCTCGGTCAGAAGCGCGGACGACGTTGCACTTCATCTTTGCCTTATCCGCCATAAGGATTCTTTTTAGGCGTACTAAAACTCAGCTTACGAGGCATAAACCTTTCAACATCATTTGTTTTGTTGATGATGTCCCTAGCGTGTTCTCCTACAGTTTCGTATTGCTCAAAACCAAATTCGTCTGTTGAGTAATCAGGCTCATTGTTATACTGATAGCGCACCGGGTCAGTGCTGCTACGAAAGCTTCTGTAATTAGAATCCATAAGCTCTTGAGCAGACTCACGATTAGCCCTTTGAGACCTTTTAAGTTGTCGTCTTTCTTTGCGTGTACCTTTTTTATTATCAGGCATTTTTTTGTGTTTTAGATGCACCCGTTGATGCGGTAGACATTCCTTGAAGCGATTTTACTCCTGCAAAACTTGGAAGCGCAGCTTGGCGACCTAAGCGACGACCTGTACGACGGCCCGCTGTTTTTCCGTATTGATTCATAGGAACGCCATCTTTTGTTGTGGCAATGATGTCCCTGTTTCTAGCTCCAATAGCATTTAGTTTTCCTTCTAATTGCTTTGCAGATTCTTGAGAAATCTCCGTCATTGTTTTTTTGACAGCATTTGCTCCTTTACTTTCACTCATCGTATTGGGTTAAAAATTCAACAACCTCGTCGTGTTTCATGTCGTCCATGTAGATAGGTGTACCCTTCCCTACATATGCGCCATACACATTGTGCTCTAAATGCTCAATGGCATCAATCTCCTCCATGCCTTCAGCAATTAGTATCTCTAACATAAGAGTTTTGCTGTAAACTACGCGGGGCACATCGTTGGTAAGACTATCGTCTATTCCTATGATTGCATCCTCAAAGCCATCGGCATAAGCAGTTTGGTCTGCCATTTCAGTACATTTACAACAAAGATAATACAATGAAAAAAGATTACCTCAAGCATTGGAAAGTGGTGCGAGAATACACCAAATACGAACACGGCTTGAGCGCAGCAGACCTTGATATGCTTTTGTTCCTTTACTCAGAACAATACTTCACCAAGTCAGACTTTGGAAAATACGACAGGATATTCTCATGGAACAAGAAAAGGTTTCAAGCCATGAGAAGAAATGGGTGGATAGATATGTTCAGAGAATACGACCCCGGAAAAAATCAAGCCGCCCTCTATCGCCTGTCCATAAAAGCAAAGCGAGTAGTCAACACACTCTACGAAAGACTAGAAGGCAAAATGCTTCCGGAACAAGGAATGAGGCAGAAGGGATTGTCGTTTTCTGAAAACAGAATCAAAGAAGCGGTGGTTCGTATGAATCAGGCTCTCCAACAACAACGACGTCGTCCTCACGAATAATCGTATAGCTGCTGCCGTCTATCATCATTTTGAACGAGCGACCCTTGTCGTAGTAGATTTTGTCGCCCTTTTTAATTGATGTGACATCAGTACCCGGAGCTACAACAACACCCTTCTTGTACCTAAACTCATCAACATCCTGAGCCGAAAGTTGTATCCCTGAATTAGACACAACCTTTTCTTTTGTGTCGTTTAGCACGATGTACTTACCTATTGCTCTCATGCTCTTGACATTGTTATTACAGCATTCGTAGAAAGGATGGTCGTCACCACACTGACGGCATTCTCAAACGCACAGCGCGTAACCTTTGCAGGGTCAATGACCCCCATGTTGATTAAGTTCCCTCTCTTGCCTGTAGCTACATTATACCCCTTGCCGAACTGAACGGAACTAGCATTGGGGTAAATCTCTCCGGGGTCAATACCTGAGTTGACCATGATTTGATTTACAGGGTAGCTCAGCCCCATCACCATAATGTTGTAGGCAAGCTTTTTCTCTACCGGAGAATCCTCACTTGGTCGCTTGAGCTGCTTGACAAATGAAATGAAAGCGTTTCCACCTCCCGGCATCACGCCCTCTTCCAAAGCGGAGCGTACAGCACAGATAGCATCATCAACCCTGTCGTACAGCTCCTTCTGCTCAAGGTCAGTCTTGCCGCCCACATGGATTACGCCTACTCCACCTGAGAGTGAGGCTATCCGCTGACGAATAAAATCTTTGTCAGCAACTTGGTCCGCTTCTTCAGCAGCCTCCTTGAGTTCTTCAATCCTTTTGTCGATTGCTTCACTATCAATCTTGTCAGAAAGAATGGCAATGGTCTTAGTATCGTTGACAACACATTTAGACAGTACACCTAAGTCACTATGAGTAATAAGACTTAGGTCATCTCCTGTCTTCTCAGAGAAGTATGTCGCTCCCGTAGACAACGCAATGTCTTGCATCAGCTCATGCTGCTTGTACCCAAAGTTGGGCGGCTGAATGACGCAGGCCTTGATGGTCCCCTTGTGTACATTGGCAGCCAATGTGTTCACCACTGTGTTGGAACACTGAGATACTATCAGCAGCTTTTGGTTTTTGGCTATCACCTCCTTGAGTACATTCTCAATCTGAAGGATGCTGTGAATCTCTCCATCATACAACAACACCTTCACATCCTCAAGGACGCACTCATCTCTCTTGTGGTCGTTCACAAACAAAGGATTGGAATACCCCCGGTCAATCACAAACCCCTGCGTCGCCTCATAGTATGTCTGACTCGTCTTTGACTTCTCAACCGTCAGGACTCCGTCCTTACCAATCAGCTCGTACACCTCAGCTATCATCCGACCAATCACCTCATCATTGTTAGACGAAATGGTTGCCACGTTATGAATCATCTCAGAGGTCATCGGCTTTGCCTTCTTTCCAATCATAGATACCACTTGGTCGCGAAGCGCATTCACCTCACGGATAAGCTTGGTCTTGTTGACTGCCTTGTTCAACCCCTCGTCTGAAATCTCATCGAACATCCGCTTCAGCATTCCGAACGCCAAGACAATCGACGTAGTCGTACCATCACCCGCTTCAACCGCTGTCTTCTCAGATGCCTGACGCATCATGCGCACACCCAAGTTTTCTACAGGGTCATGTAGCTCAATGTCACGCGCTACGGTTACACCGTCCTTCGTGACAGTAATACCATGCAGATGCTTTTCAGATTCAATCAATACAGTGTTGCCACCCGGACCGAGTGTGCTTGATACTGCTGCGTAGATAGAGTGGATTCCCTGAAAGAGTTTTGCTCTTGCCTCTTCTTCAAAGTGGAGGTCTTTTAAGTTCATTGCATTTTCGTTTGACCCAAAGGTATAAAAGAATGGGAACTGCCGAATGACAAAATAAATGTCCCTCTATTATATATATATATTATTACTTTCAGACGACTCTTTTTTGAATCTAGTCCTTCTTTAAAATTAACATAATTGACATAAGTATTGATAATCAAATAGTTAAGTAATAAATACTGACACTAAAATCGTCGTAGTTATGTCAATAGTAAACATAAAAAAAGGGAGCCGAAGCTCCCTTTGAAAACTAAATAGTAGACTACCAAGTGGCTGCTACGGTGGTAATGGAAACAGGAGAGTTAAACTCAACTACATTGTTTCTCCAATGCTTTGAGTTTGCTTCAACAATTTTATCACTAAGACTTGTAGCCAAAGTAAAAACTTGACTAGAGTCAGCAATAATATAATCCTCTGCATTAGCCATTATGTCAGCACTAATAGAAAGCACATTGTCTCCATCTATAGCAGTAATAGTAGCAGTAGTGCCATCAGTAGTATTGTAAACTGTCTTGCCAACAAGAGGAGTAGAAGCGTTGACGTTGTTAAAGTTTACACCCGTATCATTCAGCTTGTTTGCATTTGCACTTGTAGTTGTGCTGTTTACAATCTCAGTACCCAAATCAGAAGAAGTAAGGTTTATCTGAATAAAGTTTCCATCATCATAGTAAACACGAACCCTTCCAAAACCGGGGGAAGTACCACCCGGTGATGAGAAAGTATCTACATAGACAACACCGGAAACATTAAAGGAGTATCCTACAATGTCAGCGTTAACATTTGCACCAACTAGTTTAATAAACTTTTCCATGACTTTTCTTTTAAACAGTTAACTCAGATACAATGCCTACTTCAAACTCTACAGGCACAGCTCCTTTAGTATACCCTTCCGCTAGTGCTGTTTGAGCAGCGCCCATAATAGCATCAACCATGTCATATCGCTCGCGAGCGGTAGACGTTCCTGCTATAGTTAAAGTAGCAGTATCACCTCCTTTGAAATTTAAACTCAACACGACGTTGCTAGAAACAATTGCAGCAACAAGATTGGTTGCTGAAACTACCCTGTCTCCGGTAAACCTTTCACCGACAACAGGGATTTTGATAAATTTTGCCATATGAAAAAAATTAGGCGTTAAACATATAGCAAAGATAGAAAAACAAAAGGGGCCGCGAGGCCCCTATTGCAAAAAACACAAACCATCCCAACTATGAGAAGACACACAAAGGTAATAAAAGTTTGAAATACCCGTAGTGTTTGGGTTATGCGGCGAGCTTGCGAGCCGCAGCCCGTTTGGAAAACGGGATTTTTTTCAGGGGTGGGGGTTCGATTTCGGTCGGCTAACGCCGAATTTTTCAGCTTTCCGTGGGCATAATGCGCAGGGAAAGGCACGGCTCGGCTCTGCCTCGCCAAACTGCGCCGCATAATGCGTAGGGTTTCGTGGATGTGCCGAAAGGAAGCTGCATTTGTCTCGACATCGACACAAAATCACCCTTTAGGGTGGGCTGAGGCTTCGGACTTCACCCCTTCGGGGTGGCTCAAAGTCTCTACAAACCGACCCCTAAGCTTCGCTTAAATGTCAGATTTTGGTCAGTCAAAATATTTGCCATATCTTTGCAGCGTTCAATTTTGTTTCACCTAAAACCCATAGAACAATGAACAAGAGCCAATTCACTGCAATCGCCAACGCCACAAGCGAATCAAGACAAGTCAAGTCTTTCTTGAGGGGGGAGAAGACAGCCAAAGTCACAGCCTTCAAGAAGGCTGTGGAGGCAGGTCGAATCATGAGGGAGTTTCACTACATCCTCAAAGACAAAGACTTGTCTCTTCTTACTGATTTAATCAGTAAGAAGAATCCTAACCTCAGTGAAGCTGAGGTTAAGGAGTCGGCCAATTTCCTCCGTAGAACTTACAAGGCGGAGCCTTGGAAGTTATACGGATTTGAGGGAAAGTCGAACTATTTTAAGTACCTTAAAATAGGACATCCGAAAGCTGACGACAAGTTTGTTGATGATTTCATCAACAAAAAGTTGGGCCTCCGTAAGGAGGACTTCGGCAACTATGTCGAGGAGAACTTCCCCTCTCCGAGGGGCAAGGGAGGAGGCAAAGGCAAAGGCAAAGGCAAAGGCAAGTCCGGAGGGTCTGCTCCGCAGACTCCGGAGACTCCGGAAGTCCCAAGCTCTTCACAAGGAACCAACTCCGTTGGTTTCTTTGTGAAGGAACTCGGCTTGAATGTTAAGGTCGATAACGACCATAACATTTGGAACGAGGTTGAGGGCAAGAAATCAAGTCTCAGTAAGGATGCTATCCTTACAGGACTTGAGGCTCTCAAGATTGTTATCAACGAAGCTATCGCTTCGATTGAGAACAATGAAGCGAAGAAGTCAGCCTAACGGCTGACATCTTCCCCAAGGGGGTAGCCTAACGGCTACCCCCTTTTTTTATGCCTTTTTTTCAGCCCCTCGTGGGCTTTTTTTGTGCCCATACATACCTACGCGCACCCACTCACTACGGACTCTAAGAGTCCGTTAGTGAGTGCAGACTGATCTATCCATTGCAAAGCCACCCCTAAAGGGGTGAATTTTGTCTCGACATCGACACAAACTCTTTCGGTGCGCCCATACGAACGCCCTCACAGACGCCTCCATTCGAGCCGTTTGCGGGGGTTTTTTTGTGCTCTGCTCAAGCCAACACCTCACGCATACACACACGCCTCACATACGACCATGCCTCTATGGGTAGGGGGAGCGTGGCAAT